GCTAAGCACACGGCAATAAATTGTAATAGTGGTAAAATCGTAACGACAAACCCCGTTGCAACTCCAAGCCATATGCCTATCAAATCAAGTGTATCTTTTTTCATTTTTGTATTGTTTGCGAATACCCTTCGATAGCATTCAAATAAAATTTAATTTCATACGAATATACTGCCAAAAGTGAATCGCTTTGCTTTTGTTGGCGTTCCATTTTATGCAATCTATCGCCCATTTTTACATTCTCGCTTTCACACTTTGAAATAATGGCTTTCTTTGTATTTTCACTTTCATAGTATAAATAGCCTACAATTAAAAGCATACAAAAAGCCACCGCAGCTATGGGGTTCTTTTTAAATTCTTCAAATGAAATTGGTAGGCTCATTATGCTGGGAATGGTGGTGCTGGTTTAGGTATGTATTCGCCCGTTGGCAAATCTAAAATAAATGCCCACTCAGTACCTTCAATTTGTGATTTGTCTTGGTCAGATAAAAACAAAAACCATACATCGTTAATGTCTTGTACGCAATTGAAAAATTCATATGGCGTGTAAAATTGACCTTGTACTTGGTCATATTGTTCGGTTGTTAAAATGTATCCTATCATTATACGTTTCTTGAAAGTGTTGTTTGAAAAGTTTGAATATTTGTATATAATGCTGCAGCTTGGGTGTCGGTTAAGCCTTGACCAATTGAAGAAAAAGCATACTCTCTTGCTGAATAATTTGCGGCTGAACCATTAAAATTCTGTGCAGCAAAATAAATATTTAAAGAGGTTATTATACCATTGCTTGTATTGGATATAGTATTAATAGTTGAATTTTTTATGCCTTTTACTTGTGTACTTGATATTCTATTTGCCATAAAAAACCCTAAAGAATTTGAACTCGATACAGTTGTAGCATTTGGTCCTTGCATTCTAAAGTAAAATTGATTACTCAATCTTGATAAAATATTTGTTTCTTTAATTCCAGATGCAACTCCCATATCTGCAATAACACTATTTAAATCAGTTCTTGAATAAATAGAAATATGTTGATTATCTGTATCTCCTGAAACTTGTGCGTAATTAGTGTCCATATAAGCTGATGTCCCGTTACCCGTAACCCCCGTACTCGCAAATGTCCATCCACTCGTAAACGTTCCGGTAAAACTTGAACTCTTTAAGTTCTGAGCACACGCTGCAGCACTTGAACCTACCATTGGATACACGGCTTTCATAGGTGTCCAAAGTGAATTGGCTTTTAAATCGATTACCAATTGATTTACGGCAGTTTTTTCGGTAGTTGTAAGCGTACCACCCGCAGTCGTTACCCTATCAAAATAGGCTTGTGCATCTGCGTCAAACCCACCCGAAATACTGGTATTACCTACACGAATACCTAAGCTAACACCAAACATTATTCGTTATATAAAACGATTGAACCGCTTGTTAGCGTAATTGACGTTATGATTTGTTCTTCAGGCAAAGTGATGAAAATACCTTGCTTTAAAGTGACACCAGTTAAACCAAGTTGTGTCATTAAAGATGTACCATCAAAAGAAATCGCCGATACTACTGCGTCGCTATTAACGACAAAGCCCCTAAATCTTCCCGTGTTTGCTGATGTATTACTGATTACTTTGCAACCAGTAAAACCAGCCATAAATTCGTTTGAATTACTCATATATTTTTTCTATTAATGTTGGATTATATTCGTCTGTTGTTGTACTTGATAATTGAACTTTTAATATTCCGCTTTCAACTAACTCATTGGAAAGTGATGGGTTTAAATTTACGCTTGATGTTTGTGCGTAAACATTATACATATATTCGCCTTCAAAAAAGTTGTATGTGTTTTCGTTAACTGAAAATTTATTGTATCTATCTTTAAAGGTGCTAACATCAGTCAAAATAAAAGCATAGGTTTTATTCGTTTGTCGATGTGTAACGTAAAACAAAAACTTAGGGTTACTTATAGTGACCTTTTCTGTCAATGTTAAGTACCAAAACTTTGTCTCTCCTTTAGTGATTAGTAGCATTATAAGTATATTAGCAAATAGCGTAATTTGTTACAATAAAAAAGGGATGACCTAAGCCACCCCCCACAGATATGAAACAAGACAGAAATTTATATTCCTAATGTAGTTACTACAGAAGACTGCAGCTTGTATGGGGCTTCGATGTCCATTGATTGAAGTGTAACTTCATAACCAGTTGAATCACCAAACGCAGCACCAGTATTTGCAACCATTGAACTAACATCACAACCTGACTCTTTACCTACCAACCAATACTCATCGTTATTAGTTTTTACGATACAGAACACACGTCCCTGAGCTAATAATTTTAACTCGTTACGCTTTGTTGTTGACAATCTACGCAATTTGAAAGCTACGTCACATTGGTTGTACACCGTGCCGTTTTCAACGCTTACGTTAGTTGTGTTAGTCATTGATGCAGTCGCCTTAGGGATGTCATAGAAATATACATCCCCACTCGCTACTGATGTTGCCGTAACTTCACCACTTGCAACTGTAAAGCCAGTTTTAGCCCAGTTAACAAGATAGATAGATTTAACGCCACCGACTGCATCTTTGCAATCAAGGGCAAAACTTTGAGAAATTAAACACGGCATATTTTATAAATATTAAAGTGTGAAATAAACTACTTCGTCAGGGAATGCAATCTGTACGCCATACTTCATTTTAGCTTTGAAATATACGTTTTCGCTGATTGGGTCGAATACAAATTTGTATTGTTCTTCTTCATTTGCAAGGTCAGTTCCTACGAACAAGTTAGTCAAATGAGTTGCAACCAATTTGTCTGTACCATCCAAACCACCAACTGCAATTAACTTCATATTAGTACCTGGAATAATCATATCCATCATTCCTGGTTCAGGCATATAATGGTACAAATTAGCGTTCTTCAAGTTCACTAAGAACTTTTTGTAGAAGTCTACACCACAAAAACAAACCAAGTTGTCCTTAGATGCAATTCTTGAAGGAATAGCAGCGTAGATAGCGTCTAAGATATCGTCAGCGTTTGAAGTTGTAACCGAAGTTGCACTAATAGTGTTCCCTGAAATAGGGTCACCAGCACCACCGAAGCCCAATGCAGTCAAGATAGTGTTAAAACCATCGAACTTGTTAGTGTTAGGGTTAGTGTTAGATGTTGCTACAGTTCCTTGCCAAATAGCAATTTCCAATTTTTCAGCAATTACACCAGCTTTCTCTGAACCAATAAGTTCTTCAAATGGTAAAGCTACCGCAGAACCTGGAGCGATTTGTGTTTGCATCCATTTAGCTTCTAAAGTTTTAGGGCAAAGAGTTTCTTCAACTGCAAGTTTACCAACAGTTAAAGTTCTTTGTGTGAAAGTTGTTAGACCAGATGGGGTTAAACCACATCCGTCTGTTTGGAAATAAACATCTGAGTTAAGGATGTTAAGAGTTTCAGCAGATTTGATACCTACTTGAACTTGACCAGCGTCGTACATTAAACGAGCCGTTTTACCACCGAATAGGGCTTTGCTTAATAAATTAAGACTCTGCTCATTGGTGTAATTTGCGAGTGATGATACTACAAATGACATATTTTTATTTTTTCTTTAGTTGTTGTGCGATTTTTACAATGTTTGCAAATTGTTGTTCTTTTTTACTTAACGTCTCGGGTGCTTTTGTTGGTTCAGCACTTGGAAGATTTGCAACCTTCTCTACTAAGTCAACAGTTTTAGAAAACATTTCACTTTGTTTTTCTAATTTAGCTACTACACTTTCAAATTGTGCAGTCAATAAAGCGATTTTGCTTTCTAAGTTACTTACTACTTCGTTGAATTTTTCGATTGTTGCAAATTCTTTTGCAGCTTCGATTTCAACTTCAACTTCTGCAGTAGGTTCTACGATTTCAGTTACGATACCAGCAACTGTAGTTACAAGTGTCCCACCTTCTACTTCGTGTGTAGCATCAGGAGCTGGGATATCACCTTCAGCAGTTTCTACTAAGATAGCAGTACCTACAGAAAGTTCACCTTCCCATTTGATTACCGTTCCATCGGTCAATACGGCAGTAGCCATTTCAACTGATACCGCATCGTCGAATTTCAACATTGAGCGGATTTCTTGAATTAAACTTTTAGAGTCCATTTTTATATATATTAGTTGTATGTTTTATTTGTTGCATTTTTTATTTGCCATTCCACTTCGACAATAGTGATTTCAAGTCTTCTAAAATTTTATCTTCTTCTATAGGTTCTACAAAATCAAAAAAGCCTTCTACGCTAAAACCATTCCAAGTTCCATCTTTGCATTTTTGCCAATTTGCATCGTCTTCGATAAAGTAACTAACAAACCAAGAACCATCTTTTGCATCTTCAAATCCTTTTGGTGGCATTATACCACGTTCAAAATCCAATAAATAAGATTCAAATAAAACGCATCCATCTATTGCCTTATCGTGATCAACATTTACACTATTGTACTTGTTGTTTTTCGCCCACTTTTTAGCAATTTTATAAATGGTTTCCTTATCGAATACCACGTAATATTCACCACGAGAATCGTCACGACGATAAATTGGCAAATCAGCCAACATCGCAGCTCCTGAAACAATCCTTTTTTCTTCATTTTGAATAGCAAATTTTCTACGCTGATTGAAAACCATAAAATCTTTTTCAATTGCTGGTTTGTCAACTAAAGAAATAAATTCGACGCCACTTTCTAAATCATCCTCAGATATGGTCAATTTGTAAATAGGTAAATCCATATAATGTATATTAGTTTAATTTAAATTTTGTTGCGTTATTCTACTACACTTACACTTTGATTGTTGCTTACACGCTTTTGTGTGCGTGAAATATCGCCTTCGGTAACGTACACACGTCTGTCTTGTGTTAACTCGTTGCCATTGCCTAAACTTGACATACGAGGTGCAGCCATTTGTTGCATTCCACCACCAGAAGATTGTGTTGGCATACTACCACCTTGTGCATTTTTACTTTGAAATTTAGTTTCGCTAATCCTTTTTACTGCTGCCAATCCAGAAGCAAGTGCCAAACCAGCATTAACAAATTGTTGACCAGGAAATAAAGGGACTGAACTTAAGGCAGCTGTCACACCTTGATATGTGTTTATAATTGCTTGTGCAATTTGTGCTGCTTTGTTTACTTCAAATGCTTTCTTTTGGTCTTCTTCGCTTTGAGTTGCAAACGCACTGTAAATGTCAGCAATTGCCGTTAAAGAATCATTGACTGCTTGGTATTTTGCAGTTTGAATTTCTTTTTCTTTTTCGGCTTTTGCTTTTTCTTTTGCTAAATCTTGTTCACGAATTTGGTCTTTTTGTGAAGCTATTTGTTTGTCAATTTCAATTATACTTTCACCATATTTTAAACGTGTTAACC